GAAGTGGTGCTTGGCGTTGGTGCTGGTGTAGGCGCCGAAGTAGCGCTTATCCAGGCGCAGCGACTTCTTGTCCGCGTCCTTGAAGCTGGTCTTCAGCTCGACCTTTTCCACCACCACTTCCGACTCGAAGCGCAGCAGCTGGGCGGACTTGAACACGCGCCAATAGTGGATGTGGGTGTTGCACAGCCGACGAAGGTGCACATCGAGATAGCGCGGGTCCTGGGTGACGAGGTGCACTTCGTGGCCCTGGTGACGCATGGTCTCGAAGCGGGTGATGTGCTCCGGTGGCCGCGCCCTGGGATCGCGTGAGCCGAACCAGCCCTGCGCTTCGTCGACGACGATGATTGAATCGTTCGGCAGCTCGAACCACTTCTCGGGGTCTTCGAACTCGAACCACTGCGCTTGCAGCTGATCGGGCTTGAGGCCGTTGATGTTGTGGTAGTAGACGACCCGGCCTTCGGCGTGGGCTTTCTGGTCCACTTCGCGGATGGTGTTCAGGGTCTTGCCATGGCCGGGCTTGCCGGTGCGGATAACGAGCATGACGGCGCCTCCTTATGCGTCGATAGAGGTGCCGCCCGGCTTGCGCCAGACCTGATTGCGACGGCGGTCAGTGGCCTTGTCGATCCCGGCGAGCATGAAGCGCGTCGAGATGGCGGCGAAGTACAGGTTCACCACCACATCGAACTTGGCCAGCCCGAGAATCCCCTGGATCACCGGGCCGACATCGCCCATCAGCCCGAACAGATAGTCCTGGGCCTGGCCAATGATCATGTTGAAGCCGACATAGGTGACGAAGCCGAAGCCGAGGATCTTCAGGACCATCTTCACCAGTGGGCCGAGGATGATGACGAGCATCTGCACGATGAAGAGAAACTGCATTACTGACCTCCTACGGAGCGGCCTACGTACAGGGCAGCCAGGACGGTGGCGACGGCTACGAAGAGGCCGCTCAAGTCATTGGCGGCGCGGCATAGCGGCTCGTAGCTGATTTCGAAGGAACGCCCGCCACTGGTGCGCAGGCTGAAGGTTTCCGCAGCGGGACAGCTGGCCGGAAGGAAGCGGGTGCCCTGGTTGACGAAGGTCGGCAGTTCGATTTCGCTGCTGCCTTCGTCGAGCTTGAACTTGTCGCCCTGCACAGCGGCTTCGATGGCGGATTCGTGTTTCTCGAAGTCGGCCTGTTCTTCGGCGTGGCAGCGCAGTTCCTTTTGCTGGCGGAGGATCGCGCACTGCACGGCATCGCCCGTGCACTTGATCTCGGCGTTACAGGCTTCACCCTCTACGCTGGGCTTACCGCACTTGTTTGGGTCCTTGGCCGGGTCGCATTCGGCCTCGCCATCGTCTTCGCCCGATCCATCGCCGTCGCCGTCACCTTCACCATCGCCGTTACCATCGCCATTACCGTCACCTTCACCATCGCCATTACCATCACCACTGCCGTCTCCTTCGCCATCCCCATCACCGTCGCTATCACTGTCCCCGTCGCCGTCATCACCATCGCCGGGATCATCAGGGTCGGGGTTCTCGCTGTCGTCGCAGCCACCGACCTCGACTTCGGGATCACATGGCGGGGGCGGTTCCTTGCTGCAGAAGGTGCCGTTCCAGGCGTAGCCGTCCGGGCATTGATTGTCAGGATCGGGCGTTGGAGTTTCGTCGGGGTCGGTCTGCTGGCCCGGGTTGCCCGGTTGCTTGCGGGTGTCTTCGTTGCACTGGATGCCGTTGCCGGTATAGCTGTAAACGCCAAAGACCCCGGAAGGGTCGCCGCTGCTGTAGACGTAGACGTTGCTGGCCGGCGTGAAGCCGAAGGCGTACTGGCAGCTATTGGCGCAGACCGAGCCGGGTGGATCGATCACCGGCTGGCCAACGGCTTCTTTCATCTTGTGTTCGTGGGTGACGACCTGGCCGATGGTGGCTTCGCACTGATTAGGCTGTGCTACGCATTCCCCGGTTTGCTCGTTGTAGTCGTGTCCGGCTGGGCACTCTGTTCCAAACCGGATCACATCGTCGCCGCGCGTTCCGCCGTGAGTGGCGTTGTAGATGTAGTAACACGCCTGACGGGGAGTGCCATTCACTTCAAAGATCGCGCCTCGAACTTCACCTCTATACGTGCTTTTGGTTTTGACCGCTGCGTCGTGACAGGCGGCTTGTGGCGTCGAAAAACCGGGATTCAGATTGGACTTGTAGTGCCAGGTATAAACCTGAGCCTGGGCGGCTGAAGAAAAACCGGCAATCAGCAGAGTGGCCAGATAGAAGAAGTGTTTGTTCATCCCTACACCCGCCCAAAAAACACGAGATAAAACGCCAGGGTGGTGAGGATCAGGACGTACAGTTCGTAGCTCATGGCGTTTCCCTGGAAGAGAAAACCCCGCCGGAGCGGGGTTTGTTTGCTTCGGCACATGCAGTGCGCAAAACCCCGGTTACAGGGCGCGGCGCATGTACTTGAACGCCATCGCGGCGATGATCACGGCGAAGACGGCCCAGCCGATGGTTCCGACGTCGGTACCCGCGGTGTCGAGGGCTTCGGTGGCTTCGGCCGGGACGGCGGCGTAGGCCTGTTGAACAGCCAGCAGGCCGGTTGCAGCAGCGGCGCCCAGGGAGCGGCGCAGGGTCTTGATGTGTTGCATGGTTGATACCTCACTGTTTCAGGGCTTTTTTCAGGACCAGGAAGCCGAACACGGTGGCGAACAGAACAATCGCTTCGCCTTGCAGCTCGGAGACTTGGTCCCAGGTCAGTGCAGAGCCGTAGAGGCTTTGCATTTCCTCGACCGTGAGGGCGACCAGCGAGCCGGAGCAGATGGGCGAACCATCGGCGCCTTGCAGCCAGTCACCGTCACAGGCGAGGAAATTCATTCGCCGGCCTGCTCGAGGTCGGCGGTTGCTTCGGAGGGTTCGCAGTCAGGGCAGACGGCGAAATGGGGCGGCAGGCTGAGGTCGGGCAGCAGGTCGCTTTGCGGCGCGGGCAGCGCCATGAGCTTGCCCATGTCGTTCCCGCAGCAGTCGCAGTACACCCGGTCATCGATCAGCATGGCCGCCCCTCCCGGTTAGTTGGCCTTGGCCGGTTCCGGCTGGGTGCCGGCTGGCTTGGCGGTTGGGGTCGGTTGCTGGGTCGGCTTGGTGGCTTGAGCAGCGGCTGTTTTGACGGGTTCAACGTGCAGGACGATGAACTTGCCGGCGTTCTTGGAGCCTCGCTCGATCTCGGTGGTGACGCGGATCGGCTCAAGCACATCGAGGCTTTCGCAGGCGGACCACACTTCGTCCAGGGCTTCTTCGGAGACATTCATCGACAGGATGGAAATGCCGAGGTCACGCTTGCCGTCCGGCTCGTCTCCGACAAACAGCTTCACCAGCTTTACGTTGTCGAACTCGACTTTCTCGGCGCTGAGAAATGCAACTTCCATGATCGAACGTGCCATTTGTGTTTCCTCTCTTTAGTTGCGCTTTATTGCGCTGCTTTGCTTTCTGCAGGCCGAGCGATCCCGAACCGGTGAACTCGCAAGTTCGCCGAGGTGATCTGTTACTTGGCCTACCGGTTAAAACGTCGCGTTGTGCGTGTTCTCTAGTTGGTTAACACCAAGGGCTTTGCCCTTGTCATCCCACTCTTGCCGCCGAGGGCTCGGGAGCGCGGGGCGGTGAAGCTGCCCCACACTCACGAGCGGAGGCTGTTTCTGTTCGTGCAAGGTCAAGGGTGCGCTGCGCCCGTGCTTCCGTTCGCCGGATCGGTGAAGCGTGATCCGACGAGCCGGGAGCGCGGCCCTGGACCTGTTCGGCCTCGGCGGGGGCGGTTGGCTTTAGCCCACCAGCTCGAACGGTTCGTGAATCGGTACGAAGGGCGTTGGCTTGCCCGAGTCGTAGATAACGCTCCACCACTTCGCGGGGCGGTCGGGTGGCGTGTGCTTCTCGCAGATAAAGGCCGGTTCCACTGTCCACTCCGAGACCAGAGGCTTCCAGATTCCACCGACGCGGCCCATTTGCAGCGTGCGAATCGGCCGCGCAGAGGCGGGGCGGCATTGGGCGCAGCGTGTGGACGGGGAGGGAGCGTATTTCTCCATTTCGCGTCTGGACCAGCAGACAGAGCAGTCGCAGTCCTGGGCGTGCGGAAGGCGTAGATAGCTGGTCGGCTTCGACATAGGTCATCCCATCCCCTGGCTTTCCGTAGGCGGCGCGGATCATGTGTCCCACTCCTTTTCCATGAGCTGCTTAACCAGCAGCGCCACGTTGACCATCACGTACTTGCCGACCTTGTGCGACGGGATGTAGCCGTTGCGAATCCAGCCCCACACCACGTCGTGTTCGTCGCCCATGCGAATCCAGTCCGCGAATTGGCGCCACGGCATGACCGGGGGCGCGTTGAGCAGGTCTATCGGCGGTAGGTTTCCTTCCATGTCCTTGGCCTTTGTTGCACTATGTTGGTCATTGTTGGCATACGCTGGTTTAACTGTTGTGTCTAATAGTTAAACCGTAGAGACAATATAGCTACCTGCCCGCTAGAGTTCAATTGTTAAACTCGAAGCCTGTTAGATCGATATGGAATTAATACAAGATAGGGCGATAGCTTTGATTTATAAGGCGGGCTTGGATGAGTTAGTCCGTGCCTCCGAAATCAACTACAGCCGATGGAAGAACATCAGACACAAGACTGTTCGCGTCAGCAGCGAAGAGCTGGACGTGCTTGTGCGGGTTTTTCCTCACTACGCGCTTTGGCTGGCGAGCGGAAAAGTCGCCCCTGAGTGCGGACAAACCAGCCCCGAATACGACGAGGCCAACCGAAACTTGACCAGTCAAGACGCGGGATAGCGATCACCAAGGAAGTGACTAGGCGCTGGTACGCCCGAAGGACAGGGAGAGGGAGATATGAAGGCTGAATGGAACGACGCCCCGGACTACATCAGAAGGCGCCCACGCAAGGGAGCCGTAGCATGGCTGATACCAGGGCTGATCGGCACCGTAATCATGCTAGCCGCGCTACAGATGGTGAGTTCGGCATTCCTCAAAGGCACCGTCCAGGGCATCGCTGATAAACGCATCCAGCCCAAGCGAGCCCCCGTAGCCGAAATCACGCGAGCAGAGCCAGCAGCGACCAAGGATTGGGACAGGGTGGTAGAAGAAGTGGCCGCGAGAGGTGCGATGCCTCAGCCGCAATCAGTCCAGCCTCAAGCCGTTACGACAGAGCCGCCCATCAAGCAAACAGTATTCAACCACAAAAACTACGTTCCCCAGGGCGCGACCAATATTGTTCCCGCTACACGGGTTATCCCCGAGCAGACTATAACGATGCCATCCCGCAACAAAGAAATTGTGGTTGTGGGCAAAGAATCGCGGAAAAGTGACTTCTGCCCAGGTAGGGAAGGAAGTATTGAACGCAGAAACTGCAAAAGCAGTGTGAATTTAAACTTAAGGTAGCGATCGCCGTCAAAGCCCGTTTCGGGCTGACTTAATCTCAAACAGGTTGACAAGATTTATCTTGTCGGTATGGACAATTATTGTGAGCTTTGCGGGGTATTTAAATCGCATCTCGCTTATCCTGAATGTCCACAGCATGATCTTCAAAAGTTCTTCGTCGCAAATGTTTTTGTGCTCCTTGAATCTGGTAATACCTGAGCCAAATATAGGAACAGCAACATCTCTTTGTGCATATACTTTGTTGACCTTATCCCAGAACTTAATGAGAAACTCTAGGTATTCAGGCATGGTTAGCATTGCTTTGTTAGATTCATCGAATTTCGAAAAGGCAGTGAGGATGTATTCATCATAGACGCAAATTGTGCCAAGGGCGTACTTGAGCTTTTTTCCGGTTTTTCGGGTGGAGTTTTCGCCTAAAACCTCACCGTTTTCAAACTCATACTCGTTTATATAGCTATCGAGCGAGTCGACTGATTTTGGGAAAAACTTATTAATAAATATTCCATTTAGCGACCTGCTTGATATCAGCTTTTCGTCGACATGAGTATCAAAATATTCATTAAATGCTATCGCTTTCAAGCCGGGCTCATTAAATATATCGCCACTTTTTACGGTGACCGTGCTGCCGTCGATTTCAAGATCAACAGCTTTCATTGTGTTTGAATGCCACCATAAAAAAATATACAAACCGACGAGCACGGTTAAGGCGATACCACCCGCTATCAATTTTATTTCTTCTGGTATCTTGGTGAATATCAAGATACCAGACAGAATTGAAAAGATTGCTGAAGCGTAGGCGTAAAATTGCTTAAGCAATCTTTTGTCAAAAAAATAGACTTTTACCAAAATGGTGCCCTGATTTTATATTTAAGGAGTGTAAATATATACTTCTGGCGCTGTTTTGGTGCTGACATTAAATCCGCTTTCCTCTAACGCTTGCCTGATCATTTCTTTGTTTAGCGGGATGTGCAAGGTCGGAACTTTTACCATTAAGCGCTTAAACTCAGGAAGCTTGTTCCATAAAGATTTTACTTCGCTTCTTAGCTGTCCGTTGTAAAGAATACTCTCTTTGGTTGCATATTCTGGATATATAACAATGACAGGCAGGCCTTGATCACCGATTCCGTATGCTATTTCCTCAGTCAAAGCGTAGGACGGTTTAGTGGAGCTGCTTAGAAACAATATGATGTTTTTCGAGCTTCTGATTCTTTCTCGGAGCCTAGGCTTAAGCGTTAGTTCCCAGTTGCTGCCATCACGCACGCTATAAGTTTTATCGTGGGAGTCATTAAACGGAAAGGTGGAATCTTTTCCTTTCCATGCTCTCAGCATGTTGTAATAAACAAAGTCTTTACTTGCATGTGCACCAAGCGCGCACTCATTAAAAGGCTCTGCCACATAAAAAGCGCAGTAATTACCGTTTCGATAGGCCAT